ACATAAAACTGTCTGCGCTTTGGAGATAGCTAAAGTAGAAGGCAATATTCTCTACTTTGTAGAAGAAGGCTTTGCTCCAATAGTTGCTCCAGAAGAAATGTTCCTTCGTTATACTCCAGTTCCTGGAGATAGATATGTAGTTTACGAAGGAGATGGTTATAAAAGCTTCTCTCCTAAGAAAGCCTTTGAAGAAGGTTATATTAGGATTTCTTAAGTAAGAAGAGAAGGTAAAGATAAAGGTCTTCGCCAGGACTTTATTCCTAAGATAACTACCTACTAACTTAATTGCTCTGCTCAGCTACACGCCACAGAGTAACTTCCCCTTCCTAACTAAGAGAATGGAGGCTACAAATGGTTGGTGTGAGAGCACTAGTTCAATCTTCTGGAGTTCCTGCTAGGCTAAGTATGCCAGGAGATATCTTTATTGGTTCAGAAAATATAGCTGCTGGTTCTATTTCCACTGTAGGTAATGGAACTATTACTGGAGCTCAGATTGTTAACGGTATTATACTTCGTTCTGGCCCTACAGCTGCCTTTAATGATACTTACGATAGTGCTCTGGGTATTCTAACAGCTCTAGGAGGTAATGCTGATAGTGCTAATGTAGTTCCTGGCTCTACTTTTAGAGTTCGAGTAATTAATACTACTGCTTTTGTTCAATCTTTTACTAGAGGAACTGGAGTTATTGCAGGACTAGGCTTTAACACTCTAGCTGCAGGAACTTGGAGAGACTTTGTCTTCACTGTTGTTAACACTACTCCTCTCCTTACAGTAGCAGGAACTACACTTACTGGAGATCCTAACGTAACTTTCTCTCTTCCTACAGGTATGACTTCTCTACCATATGGTCCTGGCTATGGAGCTTATAATATCTCTCCAGGAGCTACTATTGTAGGAACTGGTATTCCTGTAGGAACTACTGTGCTCTCTGTAACTCCGGGAGCTAGTGGACTAGTAGGAGTTGTTATGAGTGCGAATGCTACAGCTACAGGAACAGTGCAAGTTAGCTTTGGACCTACTTTGACAGTAGACTCCATAGGTAGTGGAACTGTTTAAGTTAGAGAAGCGCTTAGATATTTCCTACTCGTAACAAAACGCACGCAACTTCTGCTACTTGGTAAGTTAGTAGCTAAGAGAGAGAAGAGAAAGAGAGAAAGTTATGACAACCGGTATCTTCAACACTAATAACTTCACTCAGGACCTAGCAGCTAAGTCCTTTGCTGGAATGATTACCAGGCTTATGCCTAATGGTAATGCTCCATTGTTTGCTCTTACTTCCATGCTTCCATCTGAAACTGCACTACAAACAGAGCATGGCTTCTTTACCAAAACTATGTTGTTTCCTCAGCTAACTATGGGAGCTGTTGCTGCTCTTGCTACAGATACCACTATCACTGTTACTACAACTGCTAACATCATCTCCGGTATGTTGATGAGAGTAGATACTACTGGAGAGAATGTCCTTATTAATTCAGTTCTTTCTCCAACTTCTGTTTCTATCCAAAGAGCAGTTGGTAGAACAGCTGCAGCTGCTATTGGAGCTAGTGTTAGACTTTACCAAGTAGGAACAGCTTTTGAAGAAGCTAGCCTTCGGCCAAACGCTCTTGCTATTAACCCTGTAAGAATTACTAATCTAACTCAAATCTTCCGTAATACTTGGGCAATTAGTGATAGCGTAAGAGCTACACAGATGATTGCTGGAGATACTAACGTAGCTGAGAATAGACAAGACTGCGCTGCTTTCCATGCTGCTGATATTGAGAAAGCTATCTTCTTTGGGCAGAAGTTTGCTGGAACTAGGAATGGACAGCCTTTCAGGGTTATGGATGGTCTTGTTTCTATTGTTAGCACTTTGGCTAACTACCCTCCAACCTACGCTGCTCCTAACGTAACAGTGGCTGGAAGTACTACTAACTACACTCAGTTTGAAGCTGCTTTTGATCCAGCTTTTAATCAAGCTACAGATCCTAAAGTAGCTAATGAGAGAGTTCTCTTCGTAGGAGGAACTGCTAAGAAAGTTATTAACAACATTGGTAGGCTCAATGGAACTTACTATATGGTAGATGGACAGACTTCTTGGGGCCTTCAGTTCTCTACTATTAAGATAGCACGTGGAACTTTCCGGATTATTGAGCATCCACTGTTTAATACTAATCCTTCTTGGCAGAAGTATGCAGTAGCTGTAGATCTCTCTTCCTTTGCTCTTGCTTATCTTGGAGATAGGAAAACTCAGAATAAAGAGTTTAATATGAATAATGTAGAAGCTGCTGACAATGGTATTGATGCAGTAGGTGGGACTCTTACTACGGAGCTTACTACAGTAGTTAAAAATCCTCCAGCTAATGCTATTATGACCAACATGACAGCAGCTGCTGCAGGATAAGAAAGAGAAGAGAGAAGAGAGAAGAGAGAAGATAGAAGAGAAGCAATAGGTATGGCGCCGATTTTGCTCTTAGTTAAGAGCTCTCTTAGTTAAAAGAAAAAAATCGCGCATACCTTCGATTGGTAACTTCCCTGTTATGGAGTTAAACAAAATGGCAATGGCAGCAGCTAAGAAAGAAACTTCTGTAACCAAAGTCTACTACCATCCTATGGATAATGCTAAGCTCCTTAGAGAAGATGGATCAGAGATTATCTTTGTTTGTAACTACTATGTGGCAGTAGGAGAGAAAGATATAGAGTTTCTAGATAAAGAGTCTGATCACCCAGCTACAGGAGTTGAAGCAGCTGATATGGAAACTCCGCAAGCTAAACGCTACATAGAAAGTGTAGAAGCTAAGAAGAAGAGAGATGAAGCAGAAGTTGAGGCTAATAAACTTCTTCTTCGTAGAGAAGATGTAGTTCCTGTTTTCTCTATGGCTGCTTATGAAGAGCAACATGCCGCGGTAGTTACTTCTTCTCATCCTTCTCCTGTTAGTAGTGGCGAAAGTGGAAGTGGAAGTGCAGAAGATAAGAGAGAAGGAGCTTACGGAACTACAGGAGTAGTTAACACTGGTAATCTAACTAGAGATCAACCAGCTGTTTCTACTTCTACTACTCATGGACAGAATAGGGATAAAAAGTAGATGTCAGGCTCTGCTAGTTCTCTTTCTACTGAAGGCTTGCTTAACACTGTAGTTAAAGTTCCTAAGCTTTCTACAGCTAAGTCTTCCGTAACTAAATACTACTACTGTCCTATTACTTATGCCAGCTTCTTTCGTCCTGATGGAATGAGGCTGGTATTTGTTCAAGGAGTTCATGCTACTGATTTAGTAGCTACTCAGAACTACTTGGATGCAGAGATTAGTGGAGAGAATGGAGATCCTCATCCTTATCTCTCTATTGCTACAGAGGAACAAGTTACTCACTACAAGATGTTTGTCGATCCTAGAGGAACTTTAGAAGAGGAGCTACGGCCGAAGATAGAAGCTGAAATGAGAGAAAAGTTGGAGGAAGAGATTAGGAATAGACAGAATACTAAAGGTATTGCTCCAACTTTTCCTTCTGCTGCTGATGAAGAGAAGCTATCAGGAATTGATAGGAAAGCTAAGGTAGAAAGAATAGCTAGTGGAACTGGCTTGGTTAGTCCTCCAGTAGTTCCAACTGCTCCTATTGGAAGCTTTCAACAAGGAGTAGTTGGTAGTGATAAACTAGGTGGAGGCGCTGCTGGTTCTGCATCTACCACGTCTACGTCTTCCACTACTTCAGTTACTAAGTAGCTTAGAGCCTCCGGCGGGCCGCTTTTTCTTCTTAGTTAAGAGAGGACTTCACTAATGACTTTGCTTCATCACTCTACTTTCCAGTATCTCAAGCCTACAGAAGCACAGTTTAAATTAATGGATAGACTACGAACATCTTCTGCTATCTATGCTTCTCTCCTAGATGTAGAGCTACCAGAAGGGCCTGATAAAACCTACATTCTTAGATCTCTTAGGTCTATAGCTATGTGGGTTAATGTAGCTATTACTAGACAAGCAGATGGAACTCCTAGAGACTGAGACTGAAAGCTAAAGTCTGAGGAAGTTAAAGAATGAACTTCGTAGATATAGTAAATCAGGTAATTCTTTACACTAACCGTCCTGATTTAGGCTTTGAGAATGTTGGTGGAGATGGACAGATACCTCAACTTGTCCTCTCTGCTGCTATGAATATTCATTCTTTAGACTTCTTCTGGAGAGATATTGTAGAAAGTGATGTGCTATTTCCAACTACTGCTTATCTACAGAACTTAGATACTTCCATTCTTCCTCGCTACAGGAGTTTAGCTTACTTCCGTAAGTGGGATTTACAGGAAGGAATGATGGATGATGCTCAGAATATAGCTACTTCCTACGGAGCTTTTGGTAACTACTACCCTCCTGTTAACTACCCTCCTTCTTCGTCTCCCTTACCAATAGATCCTATTACTGGAGTCTCTGTTTCTTATGAGAACCAATATAAGATGTTGGATATTGTAGACACTAGAAGTATGTTTGATGATTATGGACTTGTGAGAAGTGACATCTGCTATTCTGCAGGAAATACTTTAAGAATTAAGAGCACTACACTTTTAAGTATGGGAAAGATTGGTTACTATCAATACCCTTCTAATGATATAAGTAACAATGGAGCTAACTGGATAGATTGGATAGCAGATAGTTATCCTTTTGCTATAATTTGGCAAGCTGTAGCTATGGTATTAGTTGTTATGGGAGATACAGATGGAGCTAAAGCTATTCTACGTCCAGCTAATCCAAGAACTGGTGATCCTGGAGGAGTAGCTGCACAAGCTATTACTGCATTGGTAGCTGGAAATATAGAAGCTTCAGCTAGATAAGAGAAGGAGTTAAAGAGAAAGTGGCTCTCTACGAAGTATCTGTTAACTTATCTTCTTCTCTATACCCCTTTGCTACAGAGATGTGGGGTAGAACTATTATGTTCCCTCAATTAGATGAGAATTACAATAGAACTATCTTCTCTTCAGTAGATCCTGGCTTCGAGAAGCAACTTCCTCAAGTCTTCTACATGCATAATGTTATGCCTACAGTTTTGGGTTATCAAAGTATTGGATTTGATCAATTAACAGGAATAGCTACTACTGACTTTGAAGTTGTTTTAGATCATGCTTTCCAAGTTCAAACTCCAGATCAGAATAACTTTATCTATGTTCCTGGAGGTGGAAAGAACTTTATCTTTAATGGAAATGGTTGGGTAGAAGCTCCTTGGTTTCCTGCTAATACTATAACTTCTACTACAATAACTACCACTGCTTTCCTACATGGACAGACTTATATTTACTTCGCTAATATCGGTTGCTACACTTATGATAATCTCACTAATACAATGGTATCTGTGACTTTACAAGGATTAGATCCTACAAAGATAGTAAGCATCTGTGCTGCTAATGGCTACATGATAGCTGCTAGTGAAGATGCAGTAGCTTGGTCCTCTATAGTTGATCCTACAGACTTTGTTCCTTCACTAGTAACTGGTGCAGGTGGAGGAAGTATTAATGATGCTAAGGGATCAATAGCAGTAGCTCTTCAGATAAGTGGAGGCTTTATTATCTACTGTCAGTATAATGCAGTAGGAGCTACTTATAGCGGCAACTCCAGCTTTCCTTTCATTTTTCTAGAAGTAGCTAATAGTGGAGGAATAAGCACTCCTGAACAAGTAACTCATCACTCCAATAGATCTACTCATATTGTTTATGGCTCTTATGGATTACAGGAGCTTAATAAAGCCTCTGCTAAAGGAGTTTATAATGAAGCTTCTGACTTTCTTGCTAGTAAGTTATTTGAAGACTTTGATGAAGAAACTAATACTTTCTACTCTACCTATCCTCCACAACCTTTAGCAGTTAAATTAGTAATAGTAATGGGTCGCTATCTTGTTATTTCCTATGGTATTAACTACTTAAAATACACTCATGCTATAGTTTATGATATGGAATTTAAGAGATATGGTAAGATTAAGATAAATCATACAGATTGCTTCGAATGGAATGATCCTCATGTAAGTAATCCTGTTCATCCTACAGCTAGTAGAGTTCTACCAAAGAAGAGCATTGTCTTTCTACAGGAGAAAGGGGAGCTCTTTATGGTTAACTTTGACTTTTCTTCTGCAGGAGATAAAGGAGTTTTTATAATAGGTAAGTTTCAATTTCGTAGAGGAACTTGGATAACTCATCAATATGGAATAGTAGATAGTATTAATAGAAACATACCTTGTAGGTATCAAGTATGGCCTACAAAGAATGGTAAGGACTTCTTAACTCCCTCTACTGCTGTAAAAAATGCTAAACTTTCAGGAACTAAGAGCTCTCTTTATCAGAAGCTTATATCAGGACAGAACATTAGCATAATGCTTAGTGGAGGATTTAATCTTTCTTCTCTTCTCTTTGCATTTACTACTTCTGGTAAAAGGTAATTAGCAGAGATGAGTAGCACTAATTCACAATACACTGCTCCTGTAGACTTCCGCATAAGTCAAACTCCTCCAGATGATATTCCTCCAGAATATAGAACTACATTTACTCAGCTATATAACTCCATCCAACAGATTATTAGAACTTTTACTAACAACTGTGGCATTGCTATGCAGCCTTCTAATCTATGGGATGGGTTAGATGGATCTTCCTCCACACTTCTAGCAGGTAATCTTAATCGTTTTTATGTAACTGCTTCTGAAGATCTTGAGTACGGAGTTGCTATTTCTCTTACCCAAGAAGATCCGGTAAGAGCTAAGTTAGCGACTGCTGGAGGTGTTCCTGCTCATGGCTTCTGCACTACTCCTGGAGGTATTGTTAATGGAGCAGTAGGAGAAGTTCAGCTACATAGTGGAGTTGTTAACATCTCCGGACTACTTCCTGGAGCTTCTTATTTTCTATCTACTACTACGGGGCTAGTTAGTCCAACTCCTCCAGCTTCTCCTGGCTTGATAAGTCAGTTCCTAGGAGTAGCTATTAACTCCACTACTCTCTTCTTCTTTATTGAAGGTAAAGGAGAGGGAGATGTAATAGATAAAGAGCGGCTTCTCTCAACTCCTGTTAGTGAGGATGTAGTCTATGGAGCAGCAGTTAATTTCTTCGACAACTCTGGAACTCTTACAGCACGAAATGCTAATGCAACTAACAATACTAAACCAGCTCAAGGCTTCTGTGCTACGGCAGGAGGAGTTACTGCTGGTAATACGGGAGCAATGCAGATTATTAATGGAACAGTTGGAATTAGCGGTTTAACAAGAGGAAGTAGTTACTTTCTATCTACTACTGATGGTCTTATATCTAATGCTCCTGCAGCAGCTGCTGGTAATATAACTCAGTATGTAGGCTTTGCTATTTCTGACTCGTTGTTAGCTTTTAACTTAACAGCTTGGCTACAACACTGAGTCTCTTCAGAAGGTAAGAAAGCAATGAATAGAAGTAGAAGTAGAAGCAGAAGTAGAAGAAAGTTACTTCTCGGAGGTTGTGCGCTTTTTTCTTTACTAATTAACAGCTCTCATAACTTAAGAGCTCAGAGCTCTGCTCCTGTTCCTAATCCTGTAAGTCCTATTACTGGAGTTGATAGCTCTAGCAAGCCTATTTGGACTTCAGGTTGGGATAGTGCCTGGAGAACTAAGATGGATGCTTCTAGAAAGGAGATTATCTTAGCTACTAACTACGGTGTTCTAGCTGATGCTATTCTTAATAACAATGGAGTAGGAGTTAAGAGTGGAACAGATGACACTCAAGCTCTTAACGCTGCTCTTAACTACTGCACTTCTGTAGGAGGAAAGCTTCTACTACCTCCGGGTAATATACTTATAGCTGGAGGAGGAGCAGCTAATATTACTTCTAAACTAAAAAATTGCGGTATTGAAGGAACAGGAGCTATTGGAGGAGACTCTCCTATAGATGAGCCTAATGTAGGAACTACGATACTTATTACTAGCACTTCTGTTAAACCTTTTGCTGCTTACCAGAACTTCTCTTTTGTAGGAGTTACTTTCTATCATCCTAATCAACCAGTAGTTAAAGATAGTATAATAGCTTATCCTCCAGTAATAAGTCCTCCAGGCCAGGAAACAGATACTACAGAACATTGGTATATGGATCATGTAACTTTTGTTAATCCTTATGATGCTATAGCTGTAGGTGGTGGAGCTTTCTTTATAACTCACTCTCTACTCTATGCTCTTCATGACTTTCTTAGAGCTGGTAACATTGGTGATAGCTTTCATGTAACAGATAACCACTTTACTCCGGGGCCTTGGTATAGACTTACTAACTTTGCTCCAGCAAATACTTCTACAGGAGCTATGGGAACTATTATTGATAACAAAAATACTCAACTACATGCTATGCCAGGAGCTGCTGGACAAGGTAATGCTGTTAATGCAGTATGGGTTCATAATAGTGCTTTCGCTTGGGGTTATGGACTTAAAATAGAGAATGGAGTAACTGTAGGTATTAGTGAGTTTGATTGGACATTTGATGGAGTTGGAACTGTTATAGATAGCTCTAGTGGAGGTATTTACGCCGGCTTCTCTGGACCTCCTATGAGAGGTGGAGCTGGTTGTGGAAGAGCTTATACTTATCATCCAGAACTTAACAATGCTCCTTGTTTTAATATGGGACCACATAGCACTTTAGATCTTAGTGGTTGGACAGGTAGTTCTAAGGGTAGCTTTATATCAGCAGTAGATGGAATTGTTCATCTTACTGATGTAAAGGTTAGTAATTTCGGAGAGATAGCTGATGGAAGTGATTATTGCTTAGTTTTTATGGGAGCCACTACTGGTGGAGCAGTAATAAGTATTAAGAATGGAGAGTTTCAAGGTAGGCCTAATGATATTCATGTTCATGGTATAGTTACTCAAGATCAAATTTCTAGACTTATTGTAGAAGGAAATGCTTTTTCTTATTTTTATCAGATAATAGATGCTAAGAGTGGAGCAGGAACTACTCTTATTTCAGGAAATTGGAGTATTGGTATAAGTCAGTTTTCTGTAGATGCTGATAAGATGGCCAGTGGAAATACTGGAGTTATTTATAACAGCAATAACTTCGAGAAACCTCCATTGGCTACTTTTAGTTCTGGAGGTTGTGGAACTGGAGCTACTGTGCAAGCAGGTTTTGCAGGAACTATATTTGTTGGTTCAGGAAGTCCAACAGATTGTTTTATTACACTTCCTTGGCATGTATTTGGTAGTGGTGGTGGAGCTTGTCAAGGAACTGCTAATGGTGGAGGAATAGCTATTAATATGTCACTTACTGGAAATGATAGAGAGTGGCATATTACTGGAACTGACTCTTCAGGAGCTCCTAAACTTCCTGGACAGATATTCTATGCTTGCTATGGACAACAGTAATAAGTAGGAAAGCTAGGCTGCCCCGATTTTTAGTTGTTAGTTATAGAGTTCTTATATTAGTAGTCTCTAATCTTAGGAATAAAGTCCGCGCTCTCGCCCTGAGCTTCTAACTTAGAAGAGTGGAGTAACTACTAATGGCACTAGCAGCATCTTCTACTTCTGACCAACCTACTGGTCTGGTTAACTTAGCTAGCTTAGTCTCCTCTCTTGCTCCTATCTTCTTAGGAAGTGGTAAGCAAACAGCTACAACTACTACTGGTGGTAGAAGTGAAACAGGCTCTACCACTACTACTACTGGTGGAGGTTCTACTACTTCAGCTACTACTACTTCTCCTGATATTCTTTCAGCTCTTATGGGTAATGTTAATACTGCTCTTTCTAATGCTTCGGATCCAACTAAAACTACTGATCTCGTTAATAATATAATGAGACAAGCAGCTATTTCCTTTGCTCCTACTCTTGGACAACTTCCAGCTTCTGGTCTTTATAACTCTTCTACTATTAATTTACTCCAAAATAATGCTATGGCTAATGCTACTGCTGCTTCTACTAAAGCTGTTCTAGACTATCAAACTAACCAACAGCAGATAGCTACTCAGGGTCTTAACACTCTTGCTAATACTACAAAGAATACTACAACTACTACTGCTCCTTCTTCTACTAATGTTACTACTGCACAAACAGCTGCTCCTTCTACTTCTAATACTGTTACTCTTAAAGCTCCAGCAGTCAGTCCTACACAAACTCTCTTAGGACTTGCAGGAACTGTTATTGGTAATAAGTTATTAGGAAGTAAGCTAATAAGTGGACTAGGAGATAAGGCAGGAGATTTAACTACTAGTGCCGTAGATGCTATAACTTCTTCTTTAGGAGTTAGTAACCCTCTTCTCTCTACTGGAAGTAATGCTCTCCTCTCTGCTGTTAACACTGCTAGTGCTGCTCCGTTAACTACAGCAGTAGATGCTGGAGGAGTTCCTTTACTTTCTTCAGGAGCTCCAGCTTATGCTATTCCTTCAGCAGCTTCTTCAATAGCAGCACCTACAGGAGAAGCAGCTACTGATCTTGCGTTAAGTGCTTCTCCAGGAGCTATCTTTGCAGATACTGCTGGACCTGCAGCTTTAAGTGGACTTAGTGAAGGAGTAGCAGATGGAGCAGGAGCTGGATTAACAGCTGGATTAAGTGCTGCAGAATTAACTGGTAGTGGCTTAGAGTTAGGAGGGCCAGGAGCTTTAGCAGCAGGCTTTGCTAGTGACTCTGCAATAGCAGGAGGAGCTGGAGCTAGTGTAGCTGAAGGATTAGGTGGAGGATTAGCAGCTGGCTTAACTGGAGCTGAGTTAGCTAGTAGTGGATTAGAACTTGGAGGAGCTGGAGCATTAGCTGCTGGATTTGCTAGTGATGCAGCTATTACTGGAGGAGCTGGAGCTGCTTTAGGAGCAGGAGCAGCTGCTGGTGGAGGATTACTAGAAGCTATTGCTCCATTACTAGCATTAGTAGCTTGGATTATCTGCACTGAACTACTAAGGCAGAAGAAAATGTCAGCTTCTCTATATCGCTATGGATTAGTTCACTTCAACAACTATCCAGAGTTTGGTAAGAGAGGCTACTTACTTTGGGCTCGTCCTATTAGAGACTTCATAAGAAAAGAGCCAGACTCTTACTTTACAAAAGTAGTAGCTATTATTTTCAATCTACGAGTTAACAATATAGCAGCTAATGCAGGATGTAAGTTTGCTACTTGGACCTATAAAGGTGCAGTTATTTGCTCCATTACTTACTCTGTAAGTTGGACTCTGGGACTGCTTATCTTACCTTTCTACTACTTCTCTTCAACTGTTCGTAACTACTTCTCTCCTCTCTCCATGACTAAAGAAGTAGGAGTATAAGAAGATGGCAGACTTTGGAGCTAACTTACCTCCCGCAGCTGCGCCTCCTGGTGTAGTTGGCTTAGGTGGAGTGGCTAGTGGAAGAATGTTATCAGCAGCTGATATATTAGCTAATCCTTCGCTATCTCCTTCACCTTCTCCACAAGATGCTTCTCAGATAATAACAGATGCTCAACAACAAGCTGGAGTATATAGCGGTCAATCTTCTGAAGATGTTAATGCTGCCAGAATAGCTGGACAGTCTGGAGCTAATCTTACTACATCTGGAGCTAGTCAAGTAGCTGCTGGACAAGGGCAGTTAGCAGCTGCGCAGTTAGCGATTATTAATAATAGAAAAGCTAATGATGATGAAATTTACTCTCGTTGGGGAACAACTCCCGGACATCCTTCTGCTCTTATAGCTTCTCTATCTTCAGCTATACAAGATGAAGCTATTGATCTCCATCAAACTAGACAAGGAATTAATCAGAAGCTTTCTGCTAACTTCTTAGATAATCCTATTCAATGGATAATGAACCAAATTACTGTTCCTTTTGAACTTGATCAACTTCGCTCTAAGAGTGCAGGATTTGAGCAGGACTTAGAAGTTCTCAGTAAGTTAAGAGATGCTACTAGAGAAGAAACAGCCCAGAACTTAGCCACTACTTATCCTATTACCGCAGCTACAGCAGCAGCTACTTCACAGATAGCTTTAGGAGAAGCTACTAAGACTGCTGGAGAAGCTCAGAGTAGAGTAGCAGGAATAGGATTAGGAGTAGCTAATGCTGGTAACTCTATTGGTAACACTGGGTTTACTCAAGCAGTTGAAGGATTAAGAACTAACACAGCTGTAAGCACTGCAGATTACCAGAAAGTAGTAAATCTACAAGAAGCTGCTAGAAAAGATGAAGCTAATAAGTTCCAAATAGATATGCTTGCTCTTAATGATAAAGATCTTAATAAAAGTAGTGCTGCTAAAGATGCTCTTGACCAAAGAGTTCAGAAGATGGATGCAGTGATAGGAACTAACTTTGGTTCTTGGGATGTATTTAAAGCTCTTCCTGATAGTAAAGAGAAGAGTGATCTTATGACTATGCTACTTGATCCCAGTATCCAACAAGGAGCTTCTCTTAACTTACTAGGACCAGGAGAAGCTACTGCTCTTGCTAATAAATATCACCTTCCATTATCTCCTGGGGAAGATATGGTAAGGAAGCAACTTTCTATCTGGACTTCGGATTATGAAAGAAGTCAGCAGCAGTTGCTAAAGACAATGACTCCTGAGCAAAGAGCTATTGGAGTTAATGATTATATTAAACAAAAGATTAGAGGAGAGCTTAATAATGTTCCTACCTCTGGAAGTATCTTCTCTCCAGGAACACTAGGAACAGTTCTACAGATGCCAGGAATGCAAGGAACTCCATTAGCAGATGCTTTAGCTCCATTAATGTTAAATCCTATGAGTATGGGTGGAGGAGTTAATCAGAACTATCCTCTAGATCCTAAAGATGTAATAGCTGCTGCTAATCAGTTAATAGCAGATGGTAAAGCTACTCCTGCACAGATGGGTTTACAAGTAGCTACTCTTTATTCTAATCTTGCAGTTAATGCTTCTGCAGGACATGGTTATAGTAAGTTTACTCTTCCCTCCATGCAGAGTGAAGGTAAGTATCTCTCTAGTATTCCAAATGAGAGAGTTACTGTTATGTCTCCTTACGCTACTCATAACTTAATGAACCAAGCAGAGATGCAGAATTACTTTACCAGAAGTGCTATTACTAGTCAGATACAAAGAAATATGGGAACTGCTCCTGGTATGGCTCCGTAAGTTAGTAGGTTAGGAAAGTTACTTAGGAAAGTAAGAAGGCGTTGCCGCGGGCTGTGGCCGCTATTGTTACTACTTAGTAATCTCACCTCACCTTACTATTTAGTAATCTCCTCGGCCGCATACCTTCATCTTCCCTTTTAGAGTAAGGAACTAAAAGCTATGTCTTTTGTAGATGCTACTACTGGTGAATATAGTGATGCTAGCTTTGGTCTTGACTCTCAGGCTGCACTTAACAATGAGTCCAGCATCTTCGACACTGTCTCTGGAGTAATTACTAAAGCTATTCCCTTAACTGCTCTAGCTGTTGTTAACTCCTTTGCCAACACTGGAATAGATTTAGCTAATTGGGCTATGGGAACTTCTGCTACTGGAGATGGCTTCCAGAGATGGGAACCAGATAAGCAGATGCAAGCTATTGGAGCTGATGATTACGCTGATTACTATAAAGCTCATCAAGAAGGAATAGAAGGAGCTGGCTTCTTAGTAGGTTCTCTTATTCCTGGTCTTAGTGGAGTTAAAGCTTTTAAGATGCTCCAACTTGGTAGACCAGGAGCTATGTTAACAAGAGCTACTAACCTCTTCGCTGGAGTTAAAGCAGATGCAGTAGCTAAAGCTGTAAGTGACATTAATGCTGGAGATGACGCTCTCTTCGGTCTTCTTAGCTCTCAGAAGTTTAAAGCTATAGCTGCTGGTTATGGAGATCAAGCTCTACAAGCTCTAGCTTTTGAAACAGCAGTAGCTGGAACTATGAACTCTTCTCCTATTATGAAGCAACAGGATATGGGAGATATAGCTACTAATATGTTCTACGGAGTTTTAATGGGAGGAGCTATTGGTGGTAGCTTAGATGCTTTTTTTGTTAAGGGAGCTATTAAGAGAGCGCAGATAGCTGCTGATGTTGCTACCAAGGAAGCAGAACTTACTACTCAATATGGCTTTGCTTCAGGTGTTAGCTACCACGGACAGAGTATTGCAGGAGATAGGGCTGCTCTTCTGCTCTCTTCCATTGATGAAGCTTATGGCCCTCCAACTTCTGCTGCTGCTACAGCTGCTAACTTAGTGGAGAAGAAAGCTAGTGATAGAGCTTTAAGAGCAGATACTACTGTTAAGCTTCTGCTAGGAGAATTAGCTGGTAAAGGTAATGAAGATCTTTCCTTTTCTTTAGCAGATACTTTAAAAGATCTTAAGCAACAAGGAATGACTAAAGATGACTTAATGGAGAAGCTAGGAGGTTTAGCGAAAATTAGTAGAGTGGATGAAGCTCCTTCAGTTCCTACTGGAGATAGCTTTTACGTTAACCGCTTCTTAGCTAAAGATGTTAATCCTAGCTCTCTTACCTTTGATGACCTCGTAACTAACTACCCTCACCCGGCCGCCGACCTATCGCTTCGTTATTCTATACGTCCTAACTCCACTCCAGTAATAGCTAACTACGCTGATACTCTTAGTGTTCCTCTCTCTGAAGGTAAGTTTACTTCTGTCCCCACCTATGGCACTGTTACTGAAGCTTTCGAGAATGGAGTAGACATTTTTATTGGTAAAGGCCTTAAGCCTAGTGTTAATCCTCAAGCTCCTAACTTACAGAGAGTAGCTAGACCAGGAGAAAGTAGAGCACTAACTATTGGAGAAGAGCGAGGAAGAACTAAGGCAGTCTTCTCTTCAGGACTAACTACTCCAGAAACTATGGGGCCATTAACTACTGAAGTTGGTGCTCTCCGTTTACCAGAAGGTAGCGCTCCTCTTACTGGAGCTCCATTAGTTCTTAACACTGTAACTAAGGCTATCTCTTCTGATGCAGTTCCTGTAGTTGGAGATTACGGAGCTGTGAAGTTAGTGAGACAAGGTCTCTCTTACGGAAATAAGCTTTCTCTACAAAGTGTAGAAGATGGAGCTTCTGTTCTTGAAGGAACTTCTTCTACTGAAGCTAATGCTCGCTATGTTTGGGCTGCTAGTAGAGGAATTAAAGCAGGAGACAGTATAGCTACTGATGACATTCCTATGTTAGAAGAAATGTATCGCTCTTCACAAACTTCTGGAGCTACTGACTTTAGTGCTTATATGGATGGGCTTAGGCGAAGAGGAGTTACTTTTTCTGATGACTCTGATCTTCCTTATTCTCCTAGAGAGCTTCTTGATAGAATAGAGAGAAGTAAAGATGATCTTATTGAGAATCTTATCTCTAACAATCCTAAGATGTCTTCTGAGGAAGTAGCTTTAAGAGCTAATGTTCCTGAAAGTTACTTGGAGAGTGGCTTCAGAGCTAATAAGCCTGAAGACTTTATGGTTGATCCTACTCAGTATCAAAGTGTTAACCATATAAAGTTAGAGTATGATATTGGTAACACTAATACTAGAGATGGACAAATTTTAAGAGGTCTTCTGGATAGCCAGCAGAGAATACAAGTAATTACTGATGCATTAGATACAGTTATGGCGCGGGAGTTTGGAAATAACTGGCAGAACTTTAAAGTTAATGGTCTCTCTTCTAAAGATGCTACAATAACAGGAGCAGGAGCTAAGTTTCTTACTTATGCTAATGCAGACTACGGAACTCTTGAGCAGCAGCTAGAGAGAATTGGTAGATATGTAGGACAAGAAGTTCTTTCTAGACGCTCTAGCTACTCTGAGATGCTAGCTCCTCATGCTAATGCTATGAGATTAGATCCAGTAATGGCTACAGAAGTAGCTGCATTTGTAGCAGTAAGAAGAAGAACTGGAGAAAGCTTCTCTTTCTTACCTTCTGATGTAGCTGCTCGCTACTGGCGCTCTGGAGATACTGCTGTTCTTACTCGTTCTTTAGTAAGAGACTCCACTGGAGCTATTGTAGATTGGGATAAAGACTTAACTCCTAATTGCTTCTTACCAGGAGCAGCTAAAGCTGTAGAAGTAGGAGTTAGTGCGGTTCCTCCTACTGGACTTCACACCTTTTATGACCTTTCTCCTAAAGTAGCTGCATTTGAAAGAGCTCAGATGGAGATTAATAATAACATACTACAAAGTAGAAATAATTGGTGGGCAGCTATGGGCATAGCTAGAAACCAAGGATTAGATACTCTCTATGCTCCAGCTATAGATACTGTTAAGAACCCATACTTTGCCCTAGTGAGAGCTAAGCCAGGAATGGCTTTTAGTGATGACAGTTTGGCGATGATTACAGCTACTAATCAACAGGAGTTAGAACAGAAAGCTGCTGCTCTTAGAAGTGACTTCGACGTAATAGATCGCTCTCAAGCTAAAGACTTCCGAGTAGCTCTTGGTGACTATCAGAATGATAGAAACTTCATGAGTAATAGAACTCAAGCTGATCTTAATAGAAGAGGCATACTTAATGATGTCTTCCCGGAGACTAATGCTGAAGATATGATACAGCAATATGTAGCTCACAATAATAGAATGACTAGCAGATTAGTAAGAGATTATGTAGAGATGGGGAATGCTCAGCTATTTGCTGAGATAGATGCTATGGGAGCTAAATTTGCAGGAGCTGCTACTAGTAAGTTTGGTTTTCTTGGTAAATACTTTGCTAGCAGCGAAGAAAATCCTTATGCTTCTTATAAGAAAACAGCTTTAGATATTGGGCCAAGAGAAGAGTATAAGCTATGGGCGGATAGTCAGGAGAAGCTAGAAGCTTTCGCTTCTTCTGCTTATAACACTGCAGCTACTGCTATCAGTGGAGTAGCTAAAGGTATTCTCCCTCTCGAAGATACTGTAGCTATTATGGAGAATATGGGACTTGGTAATCCTTATGCTAAAGCTACAAACACTCTTACTGCTTATCAGGATATAGCTAACAAGCTTCCTGACACTAGAGTTCTCTCTCGTTTAGTAGCTGCTGGCAATCTTTTCCAGTCTGCAACTACTGTTCGCTTAGACTTTTTCCAGAGCCTTATTAATCTTATAAGCACTCCTATTCTAACTATGGCAGAAACTTCTAGCATTGCTAAGAGACTTAGTAATCCAGAGCTAACTACAATACTCCCTGATGGAAGTAACGGAGGGGCAGGTAGAACTGTACTTAGCACAACTAAGCCAATCTTCGGAGCTATAGCTGATCTATTTAATCCTGCAGTAAGAGCAGAGATAGAGCCTTTCTTAGAAAGAAGTAACATCACTCGCTCCACTACTAATGAATACTTCCAAGCTATTAACAATCTTGCTATTCCAAAGAGTGGAACTAGAGTAGAAAGTATTATGGAAGGAATTAACAGTGCTATGGAAGTTGGTGCCTCTATTACTGGTAGCCAATGGAGTGAGAATATGGCTAGAATGTTAAGTGCTTTAACTGCACGAAGAATATTTATGGCTGAAGGATTAGCTCCTGGAAGTCAGCAGTTAGAAGATAATATGATAACTTTCGTTAATAGAGTTCATGGTAATTATGTAGCTTCACAGCGTCCTGTAGCTTTCCAGGGACCAGTAGGTCAAGCTATTGGACTCTTCCAAACTTATCAGTTTAACTTCTTTCAACAACTACTTCGTTATGTAGATAATGGTGAGGGAAAAACTCTCGCTACTCTTGGAGCTCTCCAAACTTCTCTTTTCGGTCTCCAAGGACTTCCTGGCTTTCAGATGATTAATCAGCATATAGTAGGAACAGCTGCTGGTAATCCTTCTCATCAAGATCTTTACAGTGGAATTACTAACTACTTCTCTGGAGGTTATGGAGGAAGTGATAAGAGAGTTGGAGATTACCTTCTCTATGGAGTAGCTAGTAACTGGCTTAATGCTGGACTGTATAGCAGAGGAGATATTAATCCTCGCTCTCTTACTGTCCTTCCTATTAATCCTCTAGAATATCCTGCTATCTCTGGAGGAGTAAGATTTATAAGCAATCTGTTGGATACTGCAGATAAAGTAATTCAAGGAGGTAATCTTTCTAGCTCTCTTCTTCAGGGTTTAGAACATAATGGCCTCTCTAGACCTCTTAGTGGCTTAGGTCAATTAATGCAGGGCTTTGTAAGCACTAGCACTGGCTCTCTTATAACTGCTATACGTCCTAATATGGGTAATCCTGCTAATGGAGATGGCAATGTTAGTGGTTGGAGTGACTTAGTAAGTGTCGCTAATTTCTCTCGCTTAGCTGGAGCAAGACCATTGGATGAAGCAATAGCTATGGACATGACTTATCGCTCTACGCTTTACCAAGCTAAGGACACAAGTCGGATGGAAAGATTGGGAGCTGCTGTTAAGGAAGATCTAGCTGGAGGTCAACCTATTGACACTGCTAAGCTAGATACCTTCATCCATTCCTACGCTAACGCAGGTGGGGAAATAGCTCACTTTGGGCAAGCTATTATGAAGTGGAGTCAAGAAGCTAATGTAGCTAAAGCTAATGAAGTATTTCGCCATCTTAGTGATCCAATGGCTAGAACTCAGATGGAGCAAATGGGCGGGCGGCCTTTGCCAGACTTTGTTAATAGAGGAGCTATTAATACAACTCCTCCATTACCAACTGCTACAAGTCTACCAGGAATAACTAGTGGCAATACAGGAGCTACTAGTGTTGATGGAACTACGAACTCAACCCGTTCTGGCTACGGAGGATAAGGATTACCACTAACTTTCATTCTGCTACTTCCTTAAAGTTTAAGAGAGTTTCCTTACTCTCTAAACAAAGAACTCTTTCTTCTTCATCATACCATTCTTCTTGGATAAGCATAGCTGGAAAGTCTGGATGAATAGAAGCGTAGAGTTCTTCTTCTGCTTTAAAAGCAGTTGCATTAGTAAGAAGAGGAAGAGAGTTAGCAGCTATTCCTGGCTTCCAAGCTCCCATATTGCTAGTTCTCCAAGCTCTCATTTCTTCGGCGCAGCGTCTAGCTTCTGCTAATTGCCGTAGCTCTTCTGCTAGCTTATTCTTATTACCTCCATATCCTCGGAGTATCTCTAGCTCCCTACTATCTGCCCACTTCTCTACAGCTTCTGGAGCATGTCTATCTCTAGCTAGTAGAGTAAACAGTGGCTCATTAGGTAGAGCATCTTCGTAGCAATCAAAGCTACCAGGTTTCTCTTTACTTCCCACTGTTAATGTCTCCTTCTACGGCGAAGTTCATCTGTTAGAGTAGCACAGACTTTAATGGGGTCATAAACTCCATCCATAGCTATTCGTAAACAGAAAGCTATCCTTCCTAGACAGTCTTCAAAAGTAACTCCTGCAGAAGCGTAGATAGAAATATCTAGGTTCTCAGGCTTAGCTAACTCTGTGCGTAAAGCTACTAAAGAGTCAGGAGGTTCTCGCACTTCCAGTAGCTTATGCTCTACTTCTTTAACAGTTGAAGAGACAGAAGTGTCGAAGGTATGCGGCGCGGGATTTTTGTTAATTAAGTCCTCTCTTAGTTGTAGATTTTCCCGCGCGCCAAACTTTTTCTTTCTTCTACTAACTTTCCTTTTCTGTTTATTCCTTCTTATTGTAGCTGCTGCTGGAGAAGTCATATCATATTCCTTTCTTCTTCGCTTAACAAGCTGTAGTCTACAAACTCTACTTTCTCTACTACTTCTTTCTTAGGTAACCATCCTCCTCCCTTTCCTCCTGGTAACTGCACAAACTGTATCTTTTCTGCAGCTCTTAAATTGTTAAGTATCTCACTTAATGATTGCAGCTTGTCAAGTTGCTTATGTAATCCCTTCTTCCACATTTGTAATGCTGTTAATGGACTTTGAGCATCTTGTAGAATAGTAACTATTTGATTACTGACATCACTGTTTTTACTTTTACCAAACTCTCCAATAGCTGTAGGCATAAGTATCTCAACTGCACTAAGCATAGTATTAGCGTAGAAAACTACTTCTTCTGTAATTACCTGCTCATCCATAGCAGCTGCTGTTATTATACATAGCTTCAGTAAGTGAGTGTAGCGTCTAGTGTTATAGCCTTTAAATCTAGGATCAGAGATACCTATTTGGCTAGTGTAAATCTTCTCTAGTAAGTTCCTAGCTGGAGGACCTACCAAAACATCCCCTCTTCTTCCGTCTCCTTTTTGTATCTCTCTAAGTCTATTTGTAATAACTTTAGTTGCCTCTTCAGGAGGAGATTTAGGAAACGCAATCTTTCTACCTGAAGGAGTTCCATGTATAAGCAATAATCTAGAGAGAAATCCGTGTCCAAGTATTTCAGGAGGGAAAGCTCTTGCAAAGTTTTCTTGAGTATTCCCTCCCAAGAGTGAGACAGTTGGTTGGAAGATACTAACGCTTTTAGAGTTCTTAACTTTGTCTTGATAAGGTTTGTTTTCATCATCCCAATCCCAAAGGTTTCCCAAAGTTGTATAAAAATCTACGTTTCCTGCACTGACAAATTCATTGAACTCGTCCGCCAGAATTAACACCTCTTTAATTTCTTTCGAACTTAACGAAGATCCCCATAAGTTAAGATCAGTTACATTATGTCCATTTGCTTCTCTTACTTTCTTAGCTAGTCCTCTTCCATCTTCCTCATCATCTCCTCCTAAATCTAGGAGAAACTTCTCTCTACTACTTCTATCTGCTGCAAAGAAGTCATAGCCAGCAGCCCTAATCATCTTACCCATATATTTAATAGCACTACTCTTTCTAGTTCCTGGCTCTCCAAGAAGCATGACATAGAAGTTAGGGAATAAACGTTGGTGGCCAAACTGTATGTAAGAATTTCTGCCTAGCAAAGCTCCAATACAGGTGATCGCTGACCATCTGTGATAAATCTTAGGAGTTTCTGTGTCATCCATATAAGTGAGATAGTCAGTGAAGAAATCTCCCACATTACAGGCTCCTATTTTTTAATTTAAGAAGTGCAATTTTTCTATACTTATAATATTCTTTAACTGCTTTTGATAGATTTTCTTTATGTTCTGAAGTTTTTTCTTTTCCTTTTCTGCTCGCACTTATATTAGCTTTACTGATTTCTGATCGTTTTTTTCCTAAATGATGGTCTGTTGTATGATCCCAGTGCCATTTAACTTCTAAATTATCTAAAGAATTGTTATCTACATTTTCATCTCTATGATGCACCAGTTCATACTTATTTAGTTTTCTACCTAATTTCTGTTCTATAAGATATCTGCTATATTGTATTCGTTTTCCATTTATTTTTATACGCCAATAACCTTTTGTATTATCTTTATAAGGAACTCCTATCACCTCAACCATATTCTATTTCCTTACTAGAGGTTGTAGATTTGCCCAACTTGTTCCGTTTCCTTTTACATCTACGGGAACTACTAGCGTTCGTTTCTTTCCAAAAGTATCAGTTACTTCTATTGGTACACGCATACAATCTACAACCTTCCAAACTATATCCTCTCTATTTTCTCTATATTGAAATAAGACACTATCGTGGACCTGCGGGCCCAATTTGAAGTTACCAACTACTCCTTCCGTGAGAGCGACTTCTGTATAGATCCTAAGGTAAGCAATGTTAAGCTGCATAGCCCCAAGAGACTGAGGAGGATGAGCAACATATCTATTGATTTGGTGCTTTCCGGATTTAGGATTGCCGAAACACCTACGCACCCAGTTGGTAGGACCAACAAGGTAACCAGATGACGTAACATCGTTAATACACTTGTCATACCAAGCTCCTTTTACTGTAGGATAAGCATTACTATAAGCTTCGAGAAGATAAGTAGTTACTTGGAGCAAGCTCCATTTAGGAGAAAGCCCTAGAAGTCTTTGAGCTCTACGGACATTGTCAATTCCCATAGTATCTAACATAACTTGCGGACCCATGTTATAATTTGAGCCATGGTTAGTTCTTTTAGAGAGATCTCTTAACTCTTTATCAATTACTTTATGCACTCCTCCTGTTGAAGAAACTATCTCCTCATATGGAACTCCAAAGAACTTACTAGCATTCTGTCCATGGAAGTCTTTCTCTTTATCTTCCACTACTCTTATAAGCTCAGTATCTCCAGAGAGATAAGCTGTTCCTCTAGCTTCATTCTGAGCGTAATCTACTTCTCCAAATAGAAAGCCAGGATCAGGAACTATTCCTCCTTTAGCTGCATAAGGTATATTCTGAACTTGCCAACCACACCAGAAAGCACTTTCTCTACTAGCTAATCTACCTGTATCTGTTCCATGAGGATTAAGAGCGTAGAAAATTCTAGAGTTCCAGCTCTTAGTCCTACCTTCTTTCTTAGGAATGCTATCTCGGAAGTAAGTAGTAAATAGCTTTCTCTCTTCTCGGTAGTTTTCTATAGCTGTCATAAGCCTCTTATTCAGTGGATGCCTATCTCCCACTCTATCTCTGTTAGAAGGAATTGTGCTAAGAACATCCCCGGAACCGAGAATATTAAATAGATTAATAACCTGCTTTGGTGAGGAAGGATTGAAACTACTATTAGACACCATACGACGGAGAGACCCAAGCTGTTTATCCAATAGAATACTGGCAGCATCTTCTGCTTCCTTCATTAACTTATTGTCTCTTCGTAAGCCTGTAAGTTCAGTTAAGAGGCACGGAAAGACTAAAGGAAACTCTTTTAAGTAGTTACTCCAAGCGTATGGTGGAACTTCTCTCACCAAAGAAAGCCAGCTCATAGCTGTAGCGAAGCAGTCTTTAGCATTATAAGCGTAGTAGTCCATGAGATTAGTAGTCTTTCTCTCATTCTTCCAATATTGCCAGCTACGAAGAGTAAAAGCACTGATGAAACCTAAGTCTTTAGGTAGCTCTGACAGCCAAGAGTGAAAGAGATTTATAGTATCAAAAGCATAGTTGTGAGTTATGCAACCAAAGCGGAGAAGATAAGCATTGTCATACTTACCATTTTGAAATACTTTAGGTGCAGGAGAAGAGAGAATAGTGCGAATTACTTCTACATTGTAAGGATCAGTAAAGGGAATTACTATTGTAGCTGTTTGCAGTGGAGAAGAAGTTAGAGAGCAGAAGGTAAAGCCTACACAAGTAATTACTCTATCCTCTTCTTTTCCTGTCTCTATGTCACAAGAGATAAGAGAAGAAGAGAAAGCAGCTTCTATAACTCCATCTGTCATAGCTGGCTCAAAGAGGTTCCAGGAGAAAGCAGGTAGTTGGAACCAAGAGTTAGGGGAGAGAAGCTTAGAGAGATAGCGTTCATATAGAAAGCGACCATAAGGAACTTTAACTATATGAGCTACTGGAGGGAGGATAAGGAACTCAACTCCCTTTCTTTCTATAATTGAGCCAAGATAATCATCTAGCTTTGCTCGGGAGTCTTCTAAGAGAAGCTTAAGAAGTTCAGGATTGCTAGTAACTACTGCCTGACAATTCTTCTCTTTAGCTCGCAGAAGCACTTCAGTAACAGTAATAGGAGTGCTATCATTAAGAGCAACAGCTGTAGCTGTAGAAGAGAAGATCTTCTTAAGAAGTCCTACAAAAGGAGTGCAGTCTTTAGAGAGTTGAAAGAGTAGTTTCATTGCTTTAGTTACTCTTTAGTAGAGAAAGGAACAGAGAAGGAAAGCTAAAGGTCTGCGCGCTTTTTTTCTACTAAATAAGATCGCTCTTAATTAACAGAAAATCCGGCGCACAGACCCAAGCTTCTTCTTTTAGCTAACTATTAAGTTACTAAGTTATTGAGCGAAGCTCACAGAACAGAAACTTGAACAAGACTCATGAAGTTTCTGCCTTCATTTTCTCCCTTACCTTTCCTCCTCTTAATGATTACTGTAAGCTCCATACCCTTACTAGCTTCAATAACTTCCCTAAGAGTGTTAGCTCCAGAAGCTGCCCTAATAGGAGCTGCTGCTTGCTTAAAAAGTCCTGCTCCTGTAGAGTTATCCAACTGAAAGAGCATAGTAGCAATATCTCCTTCTTTAGGAAGACTCTCACCTTCATCCAAAGAGTCTTCTACAATTTCCACTACTTCTTTTACAGTCATAGCCATCTCTACGGACTTGGAGTTATTAACCATTTTAACTTCAAAGCCCTTGGGAAGAACTACGTTGTAAGCTCCAGTTGGTAGTGCAGCAAACCCAGGAAGATCATCTATATCATCCAGAGAAGTATCAAGATCAATAGGAGCAATCTTAGCAGGTGCTTGGGCCATTTTGAGTTCTTTCTTCGTTTCAAGTAGGTGAATGATTAGGTTAGTCACGAGATTAGCTAGTAAGTAATCAAGCTTTGTTTCTTCGGTCATTCTTTCTTTCCTAGTGTTTGTCTCCTTCCTTCTGTTAAAAGTTTCTTCCTAGCTATTAGTGAAGCCCACTTCTCTTCTGTCAGTGAGTTACTACCAATCATAAAGAAGAGTTCTTCACCTAACGCTAGTTGTTTACTCCCTTCTTCAATCTCCTTTTGCATATAAGCTAGGAGAGAAGTAAGGGAGCTATCTACTTCACTTACTGCAGAAGAAATAGTTACTCGGAGTTTCTCCAAGTAGCTTTTTCTTTCTGTTTCAATGAAGTTAGAGAGATCTTTTTCTATAGCTACATTAGTATTAGCAGCTCTTAGCTCTTCATCTACTAAAGAACTAGCAGAAATAGTTCCAGAGTTAACAGGGATGTCTCCGCTCATTTAGAAAGCCCTCTTAGTTTAGCTGCTAATGAAGAAGCTGCTGGTGTAGAGAGTGTAGAAGAAAGTGAAGGAGATAGTGAAGGAGTTGACCTAGCTTTCATAGCTGCTAGTCTTTCTTTAGCTAACTCTGCTCCAGATTTCTCTATGACAGGAGCTTCCTTACTATGTCCATTAACAGTGGAAATTTCCGTAGAGACTTCTACCTTCTCTATCTCTACTTCCATAGAAACTTCTACTTTTTTTACCTCAGAAAAATTTTCTATAGTTTTACTTTCCTCTTTCACTTTCTCCAATTGTTCCTTAACTTCTTGCTCTTCTTCTCTATCCATCTTTCCCTCAAAGAATGGAAGAAGAGTAGGTCTAGTAGTTACATTTGGAGCATCTTTATTCTGCTCTTCTAAAGTTATATCTCCCCTACTTCCTGTAAGAACTGAGGCAAGATAAACAGTAGCACTTCCGAAGCTGTGCTTTCTATTTGCTACTCTACAGTAGATTATATGATCGAAGAACTTTCCCATATTTCTGGAGAAGTTAAGTGTTCCACTTAAGGGAACTAATCTCTTACTACCATCTTCCATTTCTGTCTCACAAGTATGAGTGATGAAGATAGTATTATAGGGAGCTTGTTGAATGTTCATTAAGATTTTATTAAGGATAGCTCCTTGGTAGCTATAATCACTCCACTCCGGCTTATATTCTAAAGGCTTTCCTTTAGTAATAAAGTTCATAGCACTATCTGAAAGCTGAGAGCCATGATCGAAGACTACTACTTCATCAGCTTCTAAGGAGTTAAGAGCTATATCTGTCCAAGTAGCACTCTCCTTTCCTGTAGTTCTACAGTGAGAGCAGTTAACTTGTCCATGGTTATTACAGATATGAGTATTAGTTCCTTTTACTAGCTCTAAACAAGTAGCAACAGCTACCGGAAACTCCTTAGTATCTGGAAGGATGATGAACTCAAACTTCTCTAAAAGAGATGGAGGAAGTTTAAAGATAACTTCATGTCCATTATCCATACTTATCCAGATTACTCTTCTGAAGATAGCAGCTGCACTAGCAGCTAGTTCTGTCTTTCCACTTTTAGGATCTCCAAAGATACAGATATGTTGAGCTTTACGACGATATACTTCTGTGTATTTCACTTCTGTAGTCTCCTATTCTATTGTTATGGAGGGTTAGAAACACGTAGTGTTGTAGTGATGCCGCCGATCTTCAACTGGTAGTTATGAGCTCCTTATTAACAGCTTTTCCCGGCGCCATACCTACTGCTTCTCTGCCTTCTCTACTGATCTTCTCCAACTGAGTTTCTATCAACTGATCTAAACTAAAGACAAAAGGGTAATCTTCTTCCTTATCCTTTTTCACTACTACCTTCTCCAATGGTCCTACTACATGCTTAGTTTGCATCTCACAAACTTCGAAGAAGCGACAGGGTTTGTTATAAGAGAAGCAGCTTTGTCCATGCATAGGGAAGTAGTTATCTTCTGCATACTCACTGATATGTTGGATACTCCTAAGCAAATGTCTTATCCAATTAGCAGTGCTACTTCTGCTTTTAAGGAAGGAAAGCATCTTCCACTCTAGCTTTCTAGTTTGATAAACAGGGTAGAAGATAGGAAAAGAACTTCTCTCTTCTAGTCCCAAAGAAGAAGCTATAGTATCTACAATAGCACTGTAACCAATTCCTTGGCCACTATTTCTATACATAGCTTCATTAAGATAGTTACTTCCTGTAGTCTTAACTTCCAATACTCCATATCTTCCTGTATCTTTATGAACTATTAGTGCATCTAGCTTTCCTCTATACTGAAAGCCTCCAGGACAGTTAATAATAAATCCTAGTTCTACTGCTGGCTTTCCATTAAAGTGAGGAACGTAGTAGGAGGATAGCTCTTCATTTCTTAGCACTTCAAACTTATCAAGAGCTATCATAGCAAAGAAGAAGTTCTTTTTCGCTTTTAATTCCGCTTCTTCTTCCTCACTGTTAACAGAGGGAGAAGTGGAGTAAAGAAGAGGGCGAGGATAAGAGAGAAAAGCTTTCCAAATAGCTATCTCCTTCCTTCCTGTTACTAGATAATCCTGTATCATCGCTCCTACTAGTTTACCAAAGTCTAAGTGAACATCCTCTCCTTCTAAGTCTTCCTTCTGAGAAAGTCTATCTAACTCAAACAATCTAGGACAAGCTTCTAGTAAGACTGTAGCAGAGTGAGATAGGAACTTAAAGTTTGGATGAGCTATTTCTTCCTGTTTCATCTCAGGAAACTCCTGTAGGATGTTCTTCTTTCCATTTACTTAATTGCTCTCTAGCTTTACCTAACTGAAACATTTCTATTGCCTCCTTAAGTCCTCTTACTACTTCTTTATCACTTCTAGAAGCTGGAGTTGTAGAGAGAAATCTCTGCCAACCAAACTCTACTGTTTGGATGAAAGTTATTACTTCTTCCTCTTTTCCTACTCCTTCTTTAGCTCCTGTATAAGAAGCCTGTCTACAGATGGAGATAATCCAACCGTTAATATCTTCTATAGCCAGAACTTTATAAGGAACTCCATCATCTATGATGATAGATAATCCTCTCTCTTTTAGAGTTAGCGAAGCTTGTAGTGGAGGAGCCTGTTTAGATGTCATCTTCTGTTATCTCCTTTCTTTTTCCTTTTCCACCCTTGCTGGTAGCTTCTACCAAAACTACTCCTTTATGTTTACTTAATCCTGCTACTACTAATCCCACCTGTTCTTCACTAAGAATGTGAACCATATCAGGATCACTACGCAGGAGATTATGGATCTCCCGTAGGGACTCCTTATAGTTAGGAAGTGCTTTCTCTAACTCTTCTTGTAGAGTTAATAGCTTTGAAAAAAGCACTTCTTCTGTAGATAGCGCTACTGCTCCTTTGAGTATCTGGGACAATTACTTCTACTCCTGTTTCTCTTTCATAAGTTGCTATTGTTAGACAGTTCTCTATAAAAACTCTTAACTTATGTTGTTTTCTATTCCATGCTACAGCCTTCTTTCTATAAGCTTTACTACAACTAATGGAAGCGAAGAAATGCTGTCCATATTTAGTTGAAGTAAAACTTACTCCACATCCACATCTACAACTCCTTTTCTTGCTCACAGCTCCTCTACTGTAGGAGTAAGACTCTCTACTAACCATAACTTTAATTCCCAACTACTAGAAGAGTAAGAGCTTCTAAGAAACAATTTCCTCTTACCTATCTCAGCTTGTGAGAACTTAAAAGCTAAGTCCATATCCTTTTCTTTAATTACTGCCTTCTTAACTCTAGCTACTAAATGAGGAGCTACTCGTAGCACTACTTCTCTTCTCTCTTTAAGAACTTTCCAAACAGGGAAATAAGTTCTCTCAACTTCAACAAAGTTAGTAGAAAAGGAAATAGTGCTACTCATAGCTTCTTTACTCTCCTCTTTACTCTTGCTCTTTCTCTTCTGTTAAAGGAAGAGAGACTGAAACTACAGTGTAATGTAACACTCTTTTCTTCAATCTTGTTCCCTTAGGAGTAAATAGAAGAAGAGCTTCTATCATTCCATCTTCTTTAACAGAAGAAGAAATAGAAAGAGTATTTACATCGTCTCTTGTCATAAGCTCTAAATCTATATTCTGTTGATCGTAGCGAATTTTAGCTGAAGCAAACGAGTTACGAAAGCTTTTAAGATCTTTTCTAGAAGCAAAAAGCAACTTAACAGCTTGACCTGCTAATAGAGTATTGTAGAGTTGAATTATATCTCCCTCTTCTTCAGTAGAAAGAGAAGTAGAAGGAAGGATAGTTCCATCTTCATTAAAGTCTATGTCCATAGCTTATTAACTCCTTATCTCTTAGTTATCGAAGACGAAGTTTGGGCGTTTTGTTACGCTTTGTTTATAGTTAAGCGGAGCTTATATATCCTCAGCTGTTAACTTAGAAAGGCTCTTATTAGCAACTTCTTCGGCGCGCATACCTTTAGCTTCCTTTACTCCGCTTTTATACTCCTCCAATACCTGACTTCTACTCTTAAACCAATTTCCATCAACTCCACAAACTTTTATATCTGCTTCTTTAGCTTCCTCCTGACTGATACTCCTAAGTTCCTTACAAGTTAAGTAAAGAAAGTGAGAACCTGTTACTAAAGAAATAGCTCCCCGATTAAGAGGAGCTTCACATAGCCAAGCATCTTCACCTCCGTAGCGATTACGAGAGTAGTGACAGTCAGCACAAAATTTTAAGGAAGTGCTAGCTTTGCTAGCAGGAATTTCTATTGGCATATGAGCAGTTACTCTATAAGAGAGTTAGTCTATTTAGTTTAAAGAGAGCAGTTTTATAACTTGCTCAGGTTATCTTCTAGTTCTGCGAAGCAGTTAGTCTAAAGGACTACAGAATAGAGGCCAAGTCTCTTTCCGGAGTAGTTAGGAAAGCATTCAACTTACCAGTAAGGAAAGTATAAACATCCTGGAAGTCACTGCCATTAGGAGTGTTAGCATACCACTCTTCTAGCCTCTTCTCCAACATCTTAAGCACTGGCTTGTTAGTTTTAACTGCTACTAGCTTCTTACTAAACAGTCCCGCAGCTACTTTAACTTGCTCAGGAGTTCTACCAGTGATGTCAGGCATAATAGTTACGTAATCAGCTTCAAAAGCTTCCCAAGTTTCCTTATCTATTCCTCTTCCTCTCCTGTCAGTCTTAGGCTCATTAGCTAGATAAGTGAGAGTAAGTTTAGAGAGATCCAGTTGATCCTGACTATTAACAGGAGTAGCTTCTGTGTCTCCTTCAGCTGGAGATACTTGGCTCCTTGCAGCTTCAATTACTGCATCTTCAATGAGAGAAAGAACATAAGATTGAATTTTCTCTGCATCAGGTCCTTTAGATACTGCATCTACAAATCCATTCCATGTAGGAATAGGAAGTGTAAGAACTACTGGAGCTCTCTTTTCTTCTGGCTCTCCTAGAGCGTTTAACTTATTTTTAGGAGTGCGGAAAGTAAACTTCTCTTCTTTGTCCATAGTATGAGGACCAGAGATTGCTTCAATATTAGAAGAAGTTTCTCCCTCTGAGGAAGAAGAAGTAGTGGAAAGAAGCTCTTGCTCTTGTTCGTTAGTAGTGGAAGTGTCAGACATTGTAGTTGTTTCCTGTTCTCTGTTCTCTGAGCTAAGCTCAGTAATTGCGAGAGTAAAAGTTTCTTCTTTCCCTAACTTCTCTAGCTCTTGTTCAAACTCTTTAAAGGAACTAGCAGTAGTTATGCTGATAGAAGGAAGAGAAGTTGTAACTTCTACTATTTGTTTCTCTGAAGAAGGAGCAGAAGTAGAAGGTTGTTGCTGCTGTCTCTTAGGAACAGTGGCTTCTTTCCTTCTGTTACTCCTACTCTGGTTGCTGTTAGTTCTAGGTTTTTTCATCTGTATCTTTTATCTTATTCCTGTTGTTAGAAGTTTGATGGAAGTTCTTTCCGAAGGAAAGAAGTTTGCGGGAGCAAGTAGCTAGCTACTTACTGTTAATAGGCTAGGATGGAAGCGATAGAGAGTCAAGGGGAAAATTTCTCTTAGATAAGAGAGAAGCATGAAGGATATGGGCTTTTTAAAGTTACTATTTAGTAATATGAAAGTGAGATTACTATTTAGTAATAGAAAAAGCCGCATACCTTCATGCTTTCTTCTCTTCTGTTAAACTTTGTAGATCTTCTTACTAATTTTCTCTATAACTTCTAACTGCTTCGCTGAGAGGAAAGTATCTTCTTCATACTTCTCTATTCTCTCTGAGATAGAGGATAGAAAGTTATGTTCCCAATCTGTTAGTCTTTCTTTATAAGTATCTGATAGCTCTATTACTTCTCTTAGCTCCTTTAAATAAGAAGCTGTTACTGGAGTTCTTTTCTCTTGTTCTTTACTCTCTTCATTGTCGCTCATAGCTTCTCCTTAATCTCCTGTTTCTGCTATGTTATCTTCATCATTATCATCTACTACTTTCTTCTTAGAGAAGTCAAGCAGTTTCTGCTTTCCATTGTTAGAAGGTGGTTGCTTACCTTTAAAAGTTTCAGCTTTCTCTTCAATAGTGTTTCCTTTAATTCTCTGAGAAGCTACTCCTTTATAGAAAGTATCTCTCTCACAAATAATGTGAAGAAAGCTTCTAGCTCTAGTAACAGCTGTGTAGAGAAGCTCTCTACTGCACATCTTTTGGTGAGTATGATGCAAGAGAAGAAATACTTTCTCAGCTTCACTTCCTTGGAACTTATGAACTGTTATGCAGTAACCTCCAAGAAGATTGTTAATTTCCGCAGCATCTTCTAATACTATAGGATCATCAAACTCATCGCTATAAGCATATCTTATCTCCACTATGTGGCTAGCAGCATTAACTCTATCTTCAATGTCTCCAACTCCACTGTCAAGAAAGCTTTCTACAGAAGCAAGATCTAAGTCTGCTTCTTGCTCGTCTATTAAGTGACTTCTTTCTTTAGAAGTCATAGTTTCTGTATGTAGTGTGCCCCATCTATCTAAGTGAATTGAAGCAGGAAGAGGAATTTTTCCTAGATACTTACCATTTTTTCTTATTCCTGTAATAAAAGCATCCTCTTTATCATAAAGAACTCTATCTCCTACAGCTAAGTAATGCTTGTTATATCCTGCTATTACCTGATGAACTTCAGCCCCTCTTTCTTTTCCTAAGTAGTCAGAAATCCCTTTGTTAAGTTCAATAGTTCCAACTGCCTTGTTATAAGGACAGAGAATAATGTCTTCTTTTGGGTTATAATAGCCTTGTTTCTCCCAAGCTACAAATTGAGTTTTGATCATAACATTAGCATGATCTTCTCCTATTGGCTTCTGCCAAGGTTGGAAGAGCACAGAGGAAGTAACTTCTTCTCCTTCTCCGTTGAGGAAAGTTACTTCTTTACTTAACTTTTCCAAAGCAGGAACTTTAATTCTATCTATTACTTTCTTCTTACCATTTCCTTCTCCACTGTCTACTTCCATCTTATACTTCTCAGTCTTAGGAGAGAAAGCTTCAATATCTCCTTCTAGGATCTTCCAAGCTAAGGAAATTATCGGACTTTCCGCAGCTTGTCTGTAGACTTCAATAAGTTCTACTACTGGAAGCTCTAGCATCTTAAAACCAAGGATAGCTGCTCCGAAGATTGGTGGAAGTTGTTGAATATCTCCTAAGAAGATCTCCTGGTGATCAAAAGGTAGAGCATCTTGTAACGCACTATATAGTTCTGTGCTTATCATACTGCTTTCTTCAAAAGCTAGTAATGAAAGCTCAGAAG